CAAGCATCCAGTCTTTCATGAATGCTATCGAATAGGATGTATGATTGCCCGCAACAACTGGGAAGAAGAAGGTGAAAAAGGTAAATATGACGAAGAGTTCAATATAGATGTCTGGAAAATACAAGGCGCATCTAGATATGGCATAGGTCGTACTAATCGGGTAAGACTTCACATAGACGCAAAATCCACACCATACGAACAATACCAACAACTAGTTAACCAGGCCACACTAGGAGAATTTAGCGCTGCTGAATTTAAACAGTTAGTGGAAGGCGTTAATATAGGTCTTAGAGCATATGAAGTCCTCGAGCTACAAAAAGAAATAGATGAAATGAAAGACGACCTAAATAAAATGAGTGCAAACAATGGGAACAATCTCGTCTCAATTGCGAAAACTTCGTAAACAGATTCATATTCCTCATAGAATAGAATTCGTTGATAGAGAGATACTAGAAGAAGAATTTGAAGAAAAAGTAATATACGTACATATCTGGATATAGGGGGAGTAATGAGTAAGCTATCACAAGGGCTAAAGAAAATAGAACGTGGTATTGGTGGATTAATACCTCATACGAGCGCAGCTGACAGACGAACACAAATGCAGGCTACACGCGAACAAATGGATTATTACAAAGAACAAAAAGATACTTTACATAAAGCCAATGAAGACCTAAAGGCGCAAAAGGATTACGAATCAAAACGTTTGCATGAAAAACAAATAAGAGCATTAAGAGGAAGCTATAAACGCTCAAGTGGATTCCTAGGAAGCGAAGCTCCAGCAGCCGAATCAAAACCAAACGAAACTTTAGGGTAATATCAATGGATTACAAAAGAACCATGAGCGGGTTTTCGCTTTTAGAGCAGTTCCAAAAAAGATTCGATTCAGCCCAGGCTAAGGCGCTAGAATGGATGGCGCTACACAGTGCTTGTTACTTCTATGCAATACCGAATCGCGACAAGTTCTGGAGGAGCAAAGACCAGCAAGGCGAAATGCATGGTTCTAGAGTATATGATACGACAGCTATTGAATCAGTGAAAACGTTTGTATCTAAGATGCATACGGCAATGACACCACCGCAAACACAATGGGGTTATTTATCAGTAGATGAAGAATGGGCTGAGAATAATCCAGATGAAGCCCAAGACGCTCAGATTGAACTAGATAACTATATGACTCGATTATTTGAGTTTATACATGACTCTAACTTTGATGTTGTTATAAATGAGTGCTACTTCGATTTATCAGTTGGTACGGCGTGTTTGGTGGTAAACCAGTTCACCGACAAGAATCCGTTGTTGTTCACCTCAATCCCCATGGATAAGCTAGCCGTTGAAGAAGCTATGACAGGTAAGTTAGAGTCTTGGTACAGATGGTGGGAAGACGTAAAGATAAATGAAATTAAAGTTCGCTGGCCTAAAGCGATTATCCCAGAAGACTTAATTTCTGACGTATCAAACAATGCTGATGCAGTCGTTAGAAAGATTAACGAGGGTGTAATGTATGTGCCGAATGAGGTTAGACCCTATCATTATGTTGTGGCCACTGAATCAGAGATTCTGTACGAAGAGTATCTTGACATCAACCCCGGGATAACCTGGAGATTTCAAAAAACAAATGACGATATATTTGGTCGCGGCCCTGTAATGGACGCCCTACCATCAATAATATCTTTAAACGAATTAGCTAGAATCGAACTAGCTGCAGCAAACCTAAATACTTTTAAACCATACATGGCTTTTAGTGATGCGGTATTTAATCCTCATACATTTGTAATGGAACCAATGACAATTATTCCAATTGCGCCGCTGGGGAACCAAGGCCCTCCACTAGTTCCGCTACCAGATTCAAGCGCCCCCCAGTTTAGCCAGATGACTATTCAGGACTTAAGGATGCAAATAAAGACCCTGTTGTTTGCAGATTCCCCAGTCCCAAATGGGCCAAATGATTCAAAACAACCACCAACAGCCACAGAAGTAATGGCTGGTAACCAGTTGCTTGCCCAGAGAATCGGGCCATTGTTCAGCAGACTACAACAAGAGTTCTTAGTACCTCTTTTAGATAGGTGCTCGTATATTCTTCATAAAATGGGCAAGCTTCCAATTCCAAACATTAAGGGATTGAAGATAAACTTCCAGTATCGTTCGCCGCTAGCACTAGCTAAAGGCCAAGAGCAAATTGCAAGGTTCACACAGTACGTTCAAATATTACAGGGAATATCAGGCCCAGAAGCAACGCAGTTGTTTATTAACTCTGGACAGTACCCATGGATAATAGCGAACCTAATGCAGCTAGACTCAAGATTCTTGAACTCACCAGAGAAGGTGCAGGAAGTGGCACAGCAAATGCAGCAGCAACAACAGCAACAACAAGAAGCCGCACAACAACAAGAAGAACCACAGGCGTCACAAACACAATAAGGAAAAACATGGATTATAAGAGCTTACCCGGGCAAGAGGATTATTGGGATGGTTACACATCCAGTATAAATAAATTAAAAAACAATCCTGATATAGTGGAGTTTGATAGACTTTGCTTTGAAGTATTCAGCAAAACAGAGGCAGGAGCAAAAATACTTAGCGAGCTAACAGAGCGTTATATTATACCGTCCACACCTGCTAAAGATATGACCTCCTACTCGACTAACTGCGTTTACTATGAGGGATTCAGAGACTGTATAAGACTCCTAATCCAATCCACTAAAGGTTATAGCAGACGAAAAGAAGCAGAAGATGCTAAAAAGATTAAAGAAACCCGGGAGAAAAATGAATGAGCTTATTCGATGAAATAATAGATGGAGCCAACACAGAGATAGGTGATACTAATGCCAGTATTCAAGCAGGGCCTGAAGGTGCAGCAACAACAGAAGCAGCAACTGAATCCGCAGCATCGACTTGGAACTGGGATAAGTCCACTCCAGGAACAGGAGAGAGACCCGACTGGCTTCCAGCAAAATATAAAAGCGCTGAAGATGTTGCAAAGGCGTACTCAGAACTCCAGAAAAAGCTTGGGAGTGCTCCAGACAAATACGATTGGTCTCAAGGACAGAATTGGATAGACCCTGACTATACGCCCTTCCTGGAAATGGAAGATGTGTTCCGTAGCAAAAACGTTCCGCAAGAAGCGTTTGATTCAATGCTAGGTACGGTTGGAAAGTTCCTAGATGAGTTCAAGATAGATATGGAAGAAGAGAAAAGTGCCCTTGGAGAAGATGCCAAAGAACGTCTAATGACACTTAATAATTGGGCTAAAGCAAATTTCTCTGATGATACCTATCATGCAATAACCGAGAACATGCGCACAGCATCTGCTGTAAAAGCAATAGAAGAAATGAGGATAAAAATGATTGACGGAAATACAACAATACCAACAGGCAATGAAGCCCCTACCCCAGCATACACGGTTGATGATGTGACACGGGAAATGCAAGAAAATCTAACTAAGTATAAGGAAGACCCAAAATACAGAGCCGAAATCCAATCGAAGTTTAATAAGATTTCAGGAAGCTCTGGATATGTTGACAAGCATTACTAATTGAATTAATATTAGTACAGTTCATTCAGTTTTAATGCCATTTACATTTCACAACGTCGAAGGTAATGCATCAAACTGACTATGAGGACACCTTATATTTGCCAGGCCCCGAAAGGGATACCCTGGGTGCATTTAAGCCCTTATTAGCGAGACTAGTTTTTTAACTATTTATAACTAATGAGGGTTTACCATGTCTACATCATTGACGAATGTCCAGCAAATTGAGTTTGATGCACTCGTAAAAGCAGAATACCGTTCACGCGGATTTTTATTACGTGATTCAATTAGAATGAAAAACAACGTAATTGGCGCATCTATAGAATTTAGGAAAGTTGACCAGGTAATTGCTGTGCCAACAGCTTACTTGCAAGCAGTAACTATCCAAGACCCTGACTATACAAAAACAACTGCAACTCTAGTTAAATATACTGCACCAACAGCAGTGGATGAAGTTCAAGAACTTACAGTTAACTTTGATGCAAGAATGGAAAATGCGCTATTAGTAGCACAAGCTATGGGTCGTCGTTCTGACCAAATAGTTATTGATGCTTTAAACGCAGACCCAGGCGATACAATTGCCAATGGCGGTACTAACTTTAACTACTCTAAGTTTACACAAGCCTTGGAATTCTTTGATGACAATGCCGTACCTCTAGCCGAAAGATATGTTGCAATGTCTGCATCTAACTTTAGAAGCCTACTTGGCGATGACCAATTCGTTTCTACTTTTTATACAAAAAATGATGTTATCGACAGGGCGAGAATCCGTGAGTACTTAGGTTTTAATGTTGTTATCATTCCACAAATGACAGAAGGGGGCTTACCTAAAACAGGAAATATTCAAACTGCATTAGCTTGGCATAAAATGTCTACTGGTATGGGTATTGGTGAAAACTTCAGAACTGAAATTAACTATTTAGCTCAAAACACAGCATGGTTGATAAACGGTGTATTCAGTGCCGGCGCGGTGGTTATTGATAACCGCGGTGTTCTTGCAATTGACTGCGACGTTTCAGTTTAATCTTACCCTTATTTAGGAGAAACAATCATGGCTTTTGATATAAAACGTTTTACCCGAGTTAGTTTAGCCGATAATACTGGTTTAATTACTCTTCAAGATTCTAGTTTAGCTAACGGTCCTGGCTTATTCACATATGCAAGTGCTGACGATACGATTGCTGAAATATCAGCAGCAGGTTACTTCAATGCAGAAGCAGCAATCTACTGTCTAAATGTTGGAGATGTAATTATCGCTGAAGGCAGTGACGCTAGTAATATGCTAGTTGTTGCTACTGTTGATAGAAGTGCAAGCCCTAAAACCATTACAGTTGATTCATTTACTCCTGCTGGAACTGTTGCAACTGCTAATATTGAAGATGGTGCGGTTACAGCGGCAAAACTAGCCAGCGATGCAGTTACTACAGCAAAGATTTTAAATGCAAATGTAACTACAGCTAAAATTGCTGACGCGGCTGTTACTTCTGCTAAGCTTTCAGCCTTGACAGTCCAGTATGCAACAGTAGCAATTACCGCATCTGAGTTTAACGGCATGTACGCCACTCCTAAGCTTTTAGTAGCTGCAGGCGGAGCTGATACATTGCTAGTATTA